ATGTTTTGTGTGCAATGTGAACAGACAATTCGTACCCCGGCAGGCAACGGCTGCGCCTATGCACAAGGTATGTGCGGCAAGACGGCGGAAACCTCGGATCTGCAGGATGTGCTGATTTATACCTTGCAGGGGCTCAGCGCCTGGGCGCTGGCTGCCCGCGAGCAGGGCGTCATCGACCGCGAGATCGATGCCTTCGTGCCCAAGGCCTTCTTCGCCACCCTCACCAACGTCAACTTCGACTCGAATCGCATCGTGGCCTACGCCAATCAGGCCCTCGCCTATCGCCAGCAGCTGGCCGATCGTCTGACCGCCATGGCGGTGCAGGTCAACGACTTGCCACAGTCCGCTTACTTCGAACCCGGTGCCGAGCTGCGGGAACAACTTGCCCATGCCGCGCCAACCGCCCCCAATCGGGGTGTAGCCGCGCGGGTAGATTGATCACTGGATGCTAGTGAATTGATCACAGCCGCCAGTGATCAATTCACTAGGAATTCGAATGGTAAGAGATAACAAAGGGGCCTGTTGGCCCCTTGTGCATAGTTAGATTGAACTGTCTTCAAACAGGCTTTGAAGGCCACTGAACAGGGTGAGTGGTGCAGTCAATAACTGCCAGAGCAGCTCGGTATTGTTTCCAGAGCAACAGCTTAGCCTGCACCTGATCATCAGGATTGGAAATCACATCAGGATCGAGAGCATCGAGTAGAGAGGCGATCTCGATACTGGCTTCACTAAGAAGTGATGCGCGTTGTTTTTGGGCCTGAGTAGTTAGCCACAATCGCTCAGCATCAGAATCCTTCACCCAACTGCCAACAACCTCATCCCAGACATCGAAGCGGGAGGATGGTGGAATGAATGTCAGGTCTGATGGCAGAGGTCCAAGGTCGGAGATAACCACAGACTGCCGGTTTGTCTTGTTGTAGGCAATCTGATTGCGATAGTCATCAACCAAAGACCATGCGCCATTTTTCATGACAATTGCTTTGCCAGAAACAGGTTCAGGAGGTTGAGTAAGGTAAGCCCCAGCAGGCAAACCAGTGCCACGAGACACCCAAACTTCAAATTTACCTGAATACTCACCTGTAGATGGAAGAGCGCAAAACGCATCACACCATCCATCTTGGGATGCAAACCCATCATCACCCCACAAAACCTTCGGTTCGCTCATTACGCAGCCCTCACGATATAGTTAAATGCAACGTTTCTTGGTCTAGTCTCACTGCCTCCAAATGCTCCAACTGAAGAACCCGGAACATAACCAGCTACAGACGTTGGACCGAAAGTTACTGTCTCTTCAGTAGTAGTAACAGTGGTTGAGTGTGTGTGAGATTTAATCTCGTCTGATTGGTTAGATAGCACATCTCTTGAAGGGTCAACGCCACGGCCGAGATCAGCACCACGAATGAACTCACCGCGGAGATCAGGAAGAACACCAGATGGATATCTACTAGCCAAAATTGGATAGGTAGAAGTATTAAATGACTGCCCATTCATCAATAAAAAACCGGCAGGAGGTGCTGAAGCAGGCCATGGGATAGGGCACCCTACCGGGTATGCAAAAAATGAGATAAGTTGAATAGCATCTGCAAGTTGAGTGTGACTGGATTTTATTGGTGACAGTCCGGCTCTCAGCAGAATATTGAGCAATTCATCGGTGACCATATTAAACCATTCAGCACCAGGAATGCTTGGCTGTTCACCGTCACCGCCATCAGTAAAATTAAGCTTAGTAGGAGATACAACCGGAGGAATTGCCGGAGGAACAGAGACGCCAGTGGAGTTATCAATCCAGTACATAGTCAGACCTCATAGACAAATTCGTACGTAAATCCGCCCAGCTTGTAGCGGGACAAAGTACATTCCAGCAGCAAGGCTGTCTGGGTTTTAAGTGGGGTGATCACGGTGTCGGTAACACGGAAACGGCCATCAGGAAGACCGAATACCACAACCTCAAGAGTGTGGCGCCAGCGGTCAGGCCAAATAGGGTACGTAACCGGACGCAGAACGTGGTGGGGGAAGTGCTCGCGCACCTCGACGGTAAAGCCAAGGGCCAGCGCCAACGCTTCTATCTGCCATGTTTGCAGGCCGCCTTTGCGGTGGTATTTCTCGATCACTGCATTGCGGCGGCTCTCAAAGTTCTGATTCGGCACCGCGCACTCAGGCAAGCCAAGATACTCTTCCCAATCCTGCAGCAGCGCCACGGTGGTTTCTGGCCGCATTTCAAGGTAAAGATGGTCTGCGCTTACCTCGCAATCGACCAGGCGCTTGGCAAAGCCTAGAGCGTACTTTGACGTGTTCGACTCAGGATCGTGTGGCCAAGCACGGCCACGCGGCATCTGCTGCAGCAATACCTCATGCCACTGTTCTACAGCGTGGGCCATGTGATGGCTCCTATGACATTGAGCTGGTTACTTGCTGCCGGCACATCTGCAGATAAATTCAAGGTGTAGTTTTCAACTCCAACCGCTGAACCAATGGCGGTGCGAATGCGAGACAAAAGCATGGTTTGACCTGGTTCTAGCGTGCTTTGATAGCCATTCAGGTTGGCGACGATGGCAGCGCGAATATCGGCACTGTCAGGGGTCGGGGTGATAGTGAGCGGCGTGGCTTTCAACGTCAGGCCGATATCAACAGCCTCGATACCACCAGGGCGACCAACCAGCACACCCGTCGCCGGATCAGGATGACGGAACAGCCATTGCTGCATGTTCTCTTTGTCGGTCACGGTGGGCAGGATATCGATCCGGTCATCATAAACCCACGCAATTCCGACCGTGCTGCCACCATGCCACGCATCAAAGCACCATGCGCGGGTAACACCAGCCACCTCACGCATCCATGCCACGTAATCATGCACAGCGCCGCCAAGTGGCGGGTTGCGCTTGCGGAACAGCAGGCGCTCCAGCAGCTGGTTGATGGGCTCGATATCGGCGCCGCCGCTGATGTCTTCGCTGACGCCGTTGGATTGCAGCCCGGGAACGGGTGTGACCAGTGCCAGCGGTTGGCCTGCGGCAAGGTTTCCTGCTGCGCCAGCCTCTGTAGCCTGAACCTGCACAGCAACAACGCCACCACTCGGGCTGGCGCTGCTGGTGACGGTGTATTGACGGCCGTCGCTGTGCTGCAGCACGGTACCGACAGGTGCTGGCACAGTACCCTGCAGCGTGGCAGGGCCAGCGGCATAGGTGGCCTGCTTGCGGATCACCCCTTCAAACTGGGCGACTTCGATGATGGTCTGGTCATCCGATTCGCTGGTCGGGATGATCTGACGGACGATCCACATCTGATGATCGTAAAGGTCGCGCTGGCCAGCGGAAACGGCGGCATTGAGCGCCTGCTCGATGCCGAACTTGGGCAGCACGGTGCCAAGGCTTGACTCGATATCGAGCAGGCCGCTGGCGATGATCTGGCGCAGGGTGGGGACGTTATACGGCATTGGCTTGCGCCTCCCACCGCTTGTTGATGGTCATGGTGGTGGTGGTTCTGTCAGGGCGGGTGATGGCGATGGTGAGCTGCAGCATCTGAAACTGGGGAATGGCGCCGGTCACCACGATATTGCTGGCGTAATCAGGCTTTAAATGGGCATCAAGGGCGGTTTGTGCGTAGGTCACAGCCTTGTTGCGCACGTCTGTGGTGAGCTTTTCGCGGTCGAGCAGCCAGAGCTTGCTGCCCCAAGGCTGGTCGGCAAAGGTGTCGCCAATCCATCCGCGCTTATCGCCGGTGCCGTCTGGCAGCACATCGGAGTCATCGGCACGGGCATCGGTGAACAGCACCTGCAGCACCAGCGTTTCGAGGCCATCATCCTGACGCAAACCGGCCGGGGTGATTTCGATATCGCCCCGGCCGGTTTCGTTGTTCCAAATGATGGCTGTGGTCATCGCCCCTCACACTGGGGGCGATGTTTGCCCCCCACCTGGTAAATCGTGTTTATGCTCCAGAAACGACTTGCCGTTGATGATCACATCGCCATCAACAATGATGTTCAACGTGACGTGCATGGCGCCCTGAAACTCGTTATCAGGGGATATGGTGGTGGTTTTCTCTTCGGCTGTGATAATGACGCTTTTCGCGCTGAGCGCTGCCAAGCCTTCTTTACCAAGGGTGAGGTTGTGACCATCCAGATGGTATAGGCAACTATCACCAGCCTCCAAGTCTTTCGGGCGAAATCCCTTGTGCTCGACGGCGATGGCCACCAGTCCGGCACGGGCACCACCGAGCCCAAGCACGATGGCTTCAGACCCCTCTGGCGGCACGCTGGTGTGGCCGTAGTTCTGAAAGCGCTCGACATCATCAGCGCCTTCGTCTGCCAGCACCTTGAGTTGCAGGTTCTGGCGCTGCAGGGCGTCATTGACCAGGGTAACGATGGCGCGATCGGCAATCAGGCGCAGGCGGCGCTGCAGCGGGGCCAGCAGCTTCTGCACATCACGAACACTTACCATGTGGTCACCTCTTTGGTCTGCTTCTTGGTTACTTCTGCTGGGATCAGCATCGCCTCGCGGGGGGTCAGGTTGATGATGGCCTCGCGGCCTGCCTGGTCATCTTCCATCAGGGTCACCGAGACGATCAGCCAGTTCACATCCAACCCCTGGATCTCGTCCTTCACCGGGCACATCCGGTTAATGCGCCAGAGCGGGCCGCTGTCGCCTTCCATCCCCTGAGTGCGCCAGCCAGCAACGGTGATCTCGGTCTGGGTTCCTTCGCCGATGCTGCGCTGTTTTTGCCACTGGCCGCGCTTGCTGGCACCGGCCACAGTGGTGACATCTTCGGCAATGATGATGCGGGGGCGATAGCGCGGCACATCCGGATCGCTGATGGTCGCCTTCTGGCCGCCGATGGTAGTGGTCGGGGTGTTATCCCACGTTGCGCCGCCGCCGTAGCTGCTGCCCTTGACGATCCATTCTGATGCCCGATCGCGCATGCTGAAGTTGCCACGGGCCGCCAGAATGTTCTTGCCCAAAATAAGGCTGGCGCCCATCTCCTGCTCGCTTGCCTGCGTCAGCACCAGTTGGCCTTTCTCGTTGGTGGTGAGCAGCACGGCACGCTGCTTGGCCAAGCGATCGAGCAGCTCGAAACAGGTCTCGCCCTGCTCGATGGCAACGCGGGGGAAGGCCGCACCCAGATCGCACTCGACCACTACCTCGATATTGAAAGGCTTGCTGATATCACGGGCCACCTTGTCGAGGGTGACGTTCTGCCATTGGCCGCTCTTGTAGATGGCCGAGCAGTCCACCAGATCGCTGGTCTTGCTGCGGCCGCTGACCACCCAGCTCACTTCCTTGGCATCATAGCTGGGGGTGAAGTCGTCAACGTATCCGGTCAACACCAGATCGTTGCCGATATGCACGGTGCAGGCGCTGCCTTCGCGGATGGCCATCGCTTTGGCGTCATCCCATTTACGGGTCAGGGTCAGCTCGAAATCACCGGCGATATCGCGCAGGCTGCGGGTAACGCGCACTTTCTGCCAGCCGCTATAGAGCTGACCATCGACGCGCAGGGTGATTGGTTCAGCCATTGGTCACCTCGTCAATCACCTGAATAGTGGTGCTCGGGGTGATGAACGCCGGATCGCGAAGCTTGTTGCCCATCACCAGCCGATCGCGGTATTCGGCATTGCCATACTGCTGCCACGCCAGCAGGGCAGAAGGGGTGGTGGTGGTCAGGGTGATCTGACGGCGGCGCGGCAGCTTGGCGCCCCGTTCGCGGCTGTCGTTAAGCAGGGCAAGGCGCAGATCGCGCAGGGCACGCCAAACATCGCTCTGCTCGACCTCTACCGCGTCCATGGCCAGCTCGGCCAACCGGTTGGCCCAGTAGTTGGCCAGCTGCTCAAGATCGTCAGCAGTGAGCAGCAGATTGCGATCTGCCCCCACGACGCCATCCATGGTGACCGGACGGCTGATCTGGTTGTTGACCTGATCACCGGTCAGCGACTGTCCGATGGTCACCTGACCGCTCTGGTCTGGGGTAAAGTCGCGGTTGGTACCGAGATCAGCACTGGCAATGGCAATGGCAGCCGCCGTAGAGGTGGCGCGGTCAATCAGCGCAGTGAAGGCCTTGCCGTTATCGAGCGCGGTATTCAGCTCGGTGGGGGTGTCGATGGTCGGTACCGAAGATGCAACACCAGTTGCCACATCGCTGTTGATGCTGGTCGGCAGGCCGCCAGTGATGGCCAGCTCGGCGCGCATCCCTTCCCAACGGCGGCTTACCTGGTCATAAACAGAGAGCGCCCGGATGGGATCAGTCACCACGCCTTTGACATCCTCCACGATGCCGGTCACCTCGCGGGCAAGTTCGCCCGGGTAGGCCAGCAACGCGCCGACGCTATCCTTGGTGCGCATCAGGCGATCTGTCCACTCGCGAAACTGATCAGGCAGGGATGGCAGGCCACGGGTCAACTCGTCCAGATCGTCGAGGAAAGTATCGACCATCACGCCCATGTTATCGATGCCGGTGACGAATGAATCGAGGAATGATTGCTCACTGGCGCCCTGCGCCAAGGCGGCAGCATTGCCCAGGGTGGCGGCGGTATCGATGGCAGCAGAGGGGAACAGGTTCTTGCCCGCTTCCCAGACCGTGAAGGTCACATAGGCAACGCCATCCTCTTCGTTATCCAGCCGGTGGCTGACGTCGCCGACCTGCACGGTGCGCACGCCCCACCACGGGTGGATCATCTCGCCGGTACCTGGCTGGTTCAGGGCATCGAGCAGGGCGCGCAGCTGGGATAGATAGTCTTTGCCAACCAGCTTGCCGGTGATCTGCTCATTGGTGATCGCGGCGCCATTGTCTTCCGTCCAGCTGCTTTCGCGCTTGGGGTATTCGCGGGGGATGGCACGGCGACCGCCTTTGCCTTCCACGGTATTCAGCAGGAATTCAACACCCCTAATCGAGGCGGTCAAACGCTCTTCAAAGCTCATTCAAACCATCCTTAAGGCATCAATGAAGGGCCGTTATCCACGCGCACCTGCAGCCCGGGAGCCGCATCTCGGGCGCGAACGGTGATGCGGTCATCGCTGACCTTGATATCGAGGGATGCAGCCAGATTGTCAGGGCGCGCCATCGGCTGAATATCACGGGTAAAAAATGCCTTCATTTCGTCAAACACATCGAGCAAACCGGGAGCGGCCAATCCTTCTGGCGCTGAAATATCAAACAGACCTGTATTTTTTTCTGCATCTGCTGCCCGTTCCTGAGCTCTGGAAAAAGAAATAGGGCTGAATTCAGGAGCCAACGTTGTTGCATACGTGATGGTGGCCAATTCTGCCAATCCAGTCATGCCAAAGCGGTTTTTTTTAGGAGGTGTTGTTGATGATGGGTTTGGTCCACCATTGCCTGAACCACCCGGGAGATCAGCACCACCGCCCATCCCCCCCATGCCACCACCCGGCATATTGACCACATAGACAGGGGTCGCGCCAAGATCGGCCATGGCACCGCCAAGGCCACCTGCTCCGCCCTTGCTTGGCTTGGCCGCATCCCACACGCCTTTCGTCCATTTGATGGCGTCGATCCCTTTCTTGACAGCCACCAAACCGCCGACAACCAGGGCGATGTTCTTGCCAGTCTCAAGCCAGTTCTGCACCGCATCAGGTTCAAGGCTGTTGATAGCATCGGCCAGCTCGGCAATGGGGGCTGCCAGCTGCTGGTTGGCAAACTGGTTCCAGCTGTTACTGACCAGCTGCAGGCTGGCGGCAAAGTCGCTGGCGGCCACGGCGGCATCGTTCATGGTGGTGCTGCCATCGCCGGAGAGCTTGAGGAACTCGTCAAACGCCTTGACGTCACCTGTCTGGACGTACTCGGCGATCACCGGCTTGAGTGCCCGCTTGGCTTCATCGGTCAGGTTGAGCATGGAGAGCTTGCTGGAGAGGCCGCCTGACTTGGTGACAATCTCTTCAATCAGCACCGGCAGGCTGCGCATCACCTCTTTGCCCTGCTTGAGCTTCTCGGGGTCGAATACGTCGATATTGCCCAGCTGCTTGAGCTTCTTGACGGTCTCGGGGCGGGTGATATCGCGGATGATGGATTCGAAGGCCGTCACCGCTTCGGCGTCAGATCCGACACCTTGACGGATGATCTGCAGCGCGGCGCCCAGCTCGGTCACAGCGCTGGCCCCTTCTCGTCCGGTGGCCGCATAGGCTGCGAAAATCTTGGGGCCCTCTTTGGCCATGTTGGCCAGGGTAAAGGCACCCTGCTTACCCTGCATGTTGAGGGTATCGATCGCTTTCATCGCCGCTTCGCTGGAGTCGATGGCCAGCTTCTTGAACTCGGTGAAGATGCCACCGACTTCAAGGCCACCGGCGCCGGTGGCCTGGATAACGGCGGCGATATTGGGCAGGTTCTCGATGGCGTAGGCCAGATCGCCGGTCTTGGTCAGGATCTCTTCGACGGCGGATGTCGCTTCGTTGGGGTCGATGCGAATGCCCTTGGTGTTGCTGACGGCGTTGATCTCGTCCTTCAACTCCTTGGCCTTGTCGCGGCTGATGTCGGCGGCAATGGCGATGCGGGAGATCCGGCGGTCGAGCTGGGCATAGCCACGAACGGCTGCGCCGCCGACCATGGCGGTACCCAATGCGACGTAACGATTACCCAGGGAGTCGATGCCACGGGATGCGGCATCGGTAGACATGCGCAACAAGCCCATGGCGCGCTGATTGCTGGCAGCAAACTGGCTCATGCTCTGGCCATATTGCCGTGATTTGGCGGCCAAGTTGCCAGCGAGGTTAATAACGATATCGGTGACAAGTTGCTTGGCCATGATATTTACCTTTATTTATTAGGAGTCAGCGCCTTTTTTAATTTATCGAAGCGAATAAACAGATGGCGCAATGGCAAATTTTCCAGCTCGGATGTCGGTATATATTTGCTCATGGCAAACATTAACCCCATTGCACCATCAACCAGCTGAATTAGATCGCCCCCGCTCGGCCAACGCCTCCATCAAGGCATCATCCAATTCAGTGGCCTTTAATTGCAGCAGACTGAAATCATCGACATGCAATTTCTCAAGCATCTTTAAAGAGAGCGGCCCTTGAATTTCACCGATATAAGCAACCTGACGGCACAGCAAATTAAGTCCATACATTACATCGCTGGTATAAGCGACCGCCTTGCCGTTTTGCACCACCACTTTTTCAGCATCGAGCTGGGCTTTAATCAGATCGGCGGTGGTAAGTTCACGCAGGCCCACTTCACGATAAAGGAGCGGCTCGTCGCCGCTCCCTTTCGCTTCGATACCGTGCAGCAGTTCGAAGGTAATAACGGCCATGTCAGATCCTCACTACCTTGTCGCCGAAGAAGGTGACTGCAATATCGCCAGATTCCTCACGCAGAGGAGCGACCTCTGCTGCGGCGGCACCGGTCATCATATAGCTGACGCCGTTATCCCCTTCCCATACCAGTGCCGCGTTTTCGATGGCGTTGATCTCCATCACATCGACGTCTTCAGCGGCGGCGATGACGGTCTCAATGCTGGGGGCGGTGTAACGCTTGCTCACGCCGCGAACTTTTCCGCCACCTGTGTGCTGGGTACGGGTGAAACCGCCCGGATTCAGTACAGAACCGGTCTTGGTTTTCAGCTCTTTGCCATTCACACGAATGGTCACTTCACCAAGAATATCTGCCATGGTGTCCCCCTTAGAGTTTGAACTGGATCAGTTCCGCAAAGATGCGGAATTGGTTGACGATATCCGGATTGCTCAGCGCATCCAGACGATTGCGATCACCAGATGGACGAACCACGCTCAATGTCTCTTTGAACAGGTCATAGTTCTCCATCAGACCAGCAGCAACCCAGTCGAGCGCTACCTCAAGCAAAGCCTCTTTCATCAGCTTCGGTGAAACAACAGGCTGTGCCGGGTCAATCAGCGGCAACGCTTCATCGTTAACCAACTTGTGACGCGGGAAGCGGTTGGTGACCATCACCCGCACGTCGTAACGCATCTTGCCAAGGGTGGCCGGGGTGGTGATGTCGAGGTAAGAGGGATCAGGATCGCCGTAGGCGTTCTTCTGATACATCGAGACTTCGCGCTCGATGGCCACCACGTCACCGGGCTGCACCTGATAGGTGGCGATGCCGGATTTGAGCAGGTTGTTGCGCTCTGGTAGTGCAGGGAATCTGTCTGCCTTGACAGGCGGAAGAATGCCTGGAAGAACCAGCGTCTGCAGAGGTCGAGCTGGATCTATAGCCAGATGGTATGCCGCTATACCGCAATAGCTTGCTGCCCACTCCCACGGCGCATGGGGTGACTTGCTGGTACCCATGCAGGAGATCAGGAAGTCGTTGCGCGCTTCGCCAAAGGTGATGGTCTCGCCATAGGTGCCACGGAACGCGGTATAGGCGATCGCCTCAGACATCTTGAGCGGGCCCCAGCGGGTCAGCAGTTCATCGCGCAGGGTGTTCAGGCTGGCGGTGTCGTTGAACGGCATCATGATGTGGTTGTACCACTCGTCCGGCATAGCGGCGATCAGCGCGGCCATATCGGGGGCGCCGGAACCGTTGGCCATGCCGGTATAGGTAATGGTGACACCGGGCGGCAGCTGCTCGCCTGCGTAGTAGTTGTACCGCAGGTCGATATCGTTGCCGGTCAGCCCTTTCCACTTGGCGGTGACGTTGACGCGGGCGGTGTCGGTGCCATCCACGGCAGCGGTCACCGGCAGGTTCTTGTTGGCGTTGATGGCGGCCACGGCCTTGGTGGCGATGCTGGCGGCGGTATCGGCGGCGATAACGCCAACCTGCACCGACTGACCGGCGATCAGCAGATAGACGGTACCGGCCTGAGTGGCAGGGCCCCCGAAGATAAACGAGCCGGTTGCCGCGGCACCTGCTGCCAAGTCGGCGCTGGCGATGGCAAAGGTGCGGGTGTAGCTGTTGGCCTTGCGATAACGCTTGGCGGCCAGCGCCATCATGGAGCCTTGACCAAACAGGGCATCAATGGCCGATTCGCTGACCGGGATCTCGACCACGGTATCCGGATCGGCGGTACCAGCACCGGTACCCGATTCGATCATCTGACCGAACAGCATCACGTTCTGATCCTGGGCGATGTTGCCGCTCAGGGCCTGCGAGTTGTCGATCTCGATATAGACGAGCGGCACGCGCACGTCATTGGGGATAGTTCCGAGAGCCATGGTCACTCCTTCGCTTGCGGTTTCTTGGTGGCCTTGGCGGCCGGTTTCACTTCGTTCACATCACCATCTGCCAGCCGTTTCAGCCAGAAGCTGGTGCGCGGTACCTTCTCGCCATCGGCGGCCAGCTTGCTGCCATCCGGCTTTTTGATGACCAGCCCGGGGGCCGGTTTCAGATAGAGTTCCATCATTGCTCCTAAGGTGTTGGGCCTGGCACGGTGATATCTGCCTCGCAGACCGGTGAGCCATCGCCTTGCTCGGCGCGCCAGTTCATGCGCAAGAAGTCGTCGAGCGTGGCGGGGTCGATGGGGTTATCCAGCGGCCAGTCTTGCCGCCATGTCACCGACCAGATCGCCAGCCCCAGCTTGTCGATGCCGGTGGTGTAGAGGTTGTCCATCCGCACGCCTTCCGGCGCCTTATAGGCATCCGTGCCACGCCATCCGCCGGTCAACATCAGAGCGTTGGCCAGCCGACCGGCAATCACTTCGGCGCGCTGGTCTTTGTCATATGCCCACTGGTCAGCGCAGAACACGAAGGCGACAAACTCGATAGTGCCGATCAGGCTGCCTTCACGGCGCATCGATACCACCCGCTGGGCGCAGATACGGATGCCGCCCTCGCGGTTACCCATCCAGCGTTTGACATCATCAGGCTCGGAGAAGCGTCCGATGTGACGCTCCACGGTTTGCACCCGGTCAATCAGCCGATCCGCGCCGGGGCCGGTGGCTTCCAGATAGGGCTTTAGGTAGTTCACCACCCCTTCGCAGGCACTGACGGTGCTGCCGATGGTGCCAAAATCAGGGCGGATCATAGGCCTGCCTCCTTCATCACGTCTTGCCAGAAGTCGCCAATCACGGCGAGCAACTCGGTCTGGTTATCGCTGGAGAGGCCCAGAAACTCGCGCTGGGGGATCTCCATCATGCGGGTGAAGCTGCCGACCGACTGATAGACCGGAAACTTGAGCGCCTTGCCAAACGCCTGACTGATGCGGCGAACGTGGGCAGGCACCTGCACCGAGCCGCTGAATCCGTCCTGATGCACTCCGGCATAGGCCAGCGGCGAGCCGACCCGCACGCTGTTGCGTTGCACCTGATACTCGATGCTATCGAGCAGGTCGCCATCACCCTGCAGCAGGCTTTGGCCACCGTGGCGGGTCTTGGCGTAGGCATCTGACCAGGGCGCCCAGGGCGTACCATCCGGCGCGGTCTTCTCGTCACTGATGCGGCGGCGGGTCTGGCTTTCGACCACGGCACCGATGCTTTCCAGCAGTTCGGCCTTGTAGTCGTTGCGGCCCAGGGTATCGAGCAGACGCTGATAGCGCGCCAGCTCTTCGCCCCGGGTAGAGACCTGCACCGAGATCGCCATCACAGCACCCCTTTCAGGCTGTTGCGGGTGAACAGGCGCTCGTTCTCTTGCACCAGTTCGACCTTGCCGACGCTGCCCTCTGGCGGCATATCCGGCGTGGGCAGGCCCAAATCAATCTTGCCCGCCGCAATCTCTTTGATTTTGGCGATGGCACGGTCATAGCGTTCGCGCAGCAGGTCGCTGGCCTGATTGTCGCGGTCGGCCAGCCAGTAGAAGGCGATCACGATGGCGTTGCGCTTGAGCAGATCCGGCACGGTCGGCAGCGGCAGCACAAAGCGACGACTCAGGTAGCCATTGATTTCGTCATCGGCGGTGGCCAGTGCCTCATCAATCCAGACATCGTTCAGCGTGTCGGTACTGCGATCGAGAGCGAAGTTGTAGAGCATCGAGCCGTCGCGGTCTTCCAGATCCTGCTTCGTCGCGTAGATGGCCATGGCTATTCCCCTACCTGCTCATAGGTGGCAGCGAAGATATCCGGCTTGCACGGATAGTGTTCACCTTTGACGCCTCGGATGATCCAATCACCAACATTTGCAACCATGGTTCCTTCAAGGGTCATTACCTTGAACTTGTTGCCATCCGATGCGACATGAGCGGCATACTCATCAAATGAACTAAACCACTCTTCAAAACGTGGAGACTTACCAGTGAAAGCCAAAACCTCAGCAAGGTTTTCACCAGTCCACTGAATCGCCTCAACTTCGACAGGCTTCTTGCGGTAGATAGGCATGGCTTAGTCCTTGATCACTTCGCTATCGATAAGCACGGTCAGCCACTGTTCGCCATAGACGCGTTTGGCCTCTTCCTGAGTCAGGTAGCAGCACGGGATCTCGCAGCTGTGGTCGTGCGGCACATCGGCCTTCGCGGTGACCACAAAGACGCGGGTCGCGCTGGAGTGCAGGAACTGGATGCCACAGCGCCAGAAACCGGCCGGTGACTTGGCCTTGACGTCGAACTGGCCGAGCAGCCAGTCAGGCTGTTCTTTGTTGAACGTTGCGATGCCAGCATCGACCATCTTATTGGCAAGGGCCTGTTGCTCTTCCACTGCCTGCTGCTCAGCTTCGAGACGGGCAGCTTCGGCTGCTTGCGCTTCTGCGGCCAGTCGCGCCTCTTCGGCGGCCTGCTGCTCAGCTTCGAGACGGGCAGCTTCGGCTGCTTGCGCTTCTGCGGCCAGTCGCGCCTCTTCGGCGGCCTGCTGCTCAGCTTCGAGACGGGCAGCTTCGGCTGCTTGCGCTTCTGCGGCCAGTCGCGCCTCTTCGGCGGCCTGCTGCTCAGCTTCGAGACGGGCAGCTTCGGCTGCTTGCGCTTCTGCGGCCAGTCGCGCCTCTTCGGCGGCCTGCTGCTCAGCTTCGAGACGGGCAGCTTCTGCGTCAGGGTCTACCAACACTTCGCCATCTTTCTTCGGTTGGGGCGGCGCTTGTACCAGCTCGGTACCCGCGCCCACTGTTGCAGCTGCCAGCTGCGGGCTTTTGTCGTCACCGGTCGGGGTGGCTTTCTTTTTCGGGGCCATCTCAATGCTCCTTTAAACGGTCGTTACTGGCGGTTTACACCGCTGAAATCGTGGTCTGACTGGTGACCTGCTCGGCGATAAGCAGCACGGCCGTCAAGTTGTAGGTGCCGCCGTTGGAGCGGATCACCGGCTTGGTGCCGTTGGTCACGATGAAGCCACCGGCATCGATACTGAAAAACGTCGCCAGGGTAATGACATCACTGGTCACTGCAGCATCTCTGCTCGCCACCAGACGGTTGCCATTGGTGCCGATGAAGTCGAGCTGCATCGAGCGGTTGGTCGAACCACCTGCCCAGCTGCCCACCAGATTCAGCTTGAACGCCAGGCTGGTGTTGTCGTTGAAGGCGTTGAGCTTGTCGCTGGTTGTGTTGAAGAACGGCGCCAGCGTGCCCGCTGCCGGTGCTGGCAGCCCCTTGAGCAGGGCAATCAGATCTCGGTCGGTATCAGCTGGCAGGCTAACGCCCGTCAACCCTGCCCAGCGCACCTCGCTTTTCTTGCGGCTCGGTGTGGGGCCTGCTGGCCCAGGCAACAACAGAAAGCTGCGACCGAACATGGCTTAGCCCTCGGTGACAATCAGGGGGCCGCTGCCTGTTTCCAGTCGGCCATATAGGTTTTGCACCGGTTCAAATGCCCATGCCTCACTGGCGCCACGTTCCAGAACGTGGCCGACGGTGACGCTTGGCGCAGGCAAAGCCGCATCCGCGCGAAACTTCACTATTTGGCCACTCTGGTTCTGCATGGTCCCTCTGGCTGCAGAAGAGATCAGCACCCAGGCGGCATCGGTCAAATCAACTTGTCTGGTCGCCATGGTTCATCCTCTCGGTTGAAAGATGCCCCGGCAGTGCCGGGGCTGATTGGCCTGCGATTACGGCGCCGGTGTGGCGACCACGTAGGGGCTGACCACAACTTCAACATCCTTGTAATAGATGTTGGTGTTGCCACCATCGACCAGCATCATGTCGATCAGGGCCTTGGCAGCGGCGCGGTTCTTGTAACCGACAACCAGGGTGGTTGGGCGAGTACCGAGCGGGACACCGCTGGACTTCTTCATGGTACCCAGCATCTCGACCGCTTTTTCGTAGTTCTCTTTGGTCAACGCAGCCTTGGAGCCGATAGCGGTCTGCGGGAAACCAAAGCCCACGTTGCAGCGGCCATCAGTACCGGCGGCCATCTCGTTATTGAACCAGGTGTACTCTTCGGTCGGGTTCATATTCTTGAACACGAACGGACGGCGCAGCTGATAGATGATCGGTTTGATCACCTTGCTGGTATCCAGCACGAACCAGGGCTCACCCACATCAGTGGCCGGATTACCGATCACGTTGGAGAAGGTGCTGGCCGGAGTGGTATCGAGCGGGTGATCGGTATCGAAGAAGGGCTGGCCATCCCAGCACAGAGTTGAGAAGCCGTCCTTCAACAGAGTGAAGGTGAGCTCATCAGGGAACAGGGCCACGTCTTCGCCAAACTTCTGGGCAAGCGGCGCGTAGATACCGATCTGGTCATCGTCTACCTTCTCGCGTTCGATGGTGATCGAGGATTCCCAGGTCTTGTTCTCGATGGCATAACCATGCGCACCGAGTTTGACAAGCTGGCGATCGCTGACCCACTCCTTGATACCCGGGATGTCTTTCATCCAACCGTAATAGTTGGCAGAACCGGTGCTCGGGATCTCGGTTGCAATCATGTTCCATTGCGGCTTGGCTGCGGAAATGCCTGCGGTATAAGAGGCATTCATTGCCACGAACAGGTCGTAGACAATTTGCGCTTCGTTAGGGACGGCCATTATTGAGCTCCTTCAACGTTCTTGAGACTGGCCAGATATTGCTCCGGCGCGATTTTCATCTTGCGGCACATGGCCAGCTGGTTTTCGGTCAAGCCATCGACAGCGGCAGGAGCCTTGTTCTTCAGCTTGTCTGCATCGGCGATCACCGGGGCGGTCTGCACAAATGCCTTGAACTGCTCCACACCACCTTCAGTGCGGCACATGCCCAGGAACATCTCTTTGTTGGCCGGGGCGATCTTGCCAGCGGTGATGGCTTCATCGACCAGCGCGGCCAGCTTGGCCTCTTCGGTCTCTTTCACCTTGGCTTCTGCGGTAGTGGCGCGGTTCAGGGCCAGTTCGTAAGTCTCTTTCGGGACAAACTTGTTCAGGTCAGGGCCAGCGTTGGCGCGGTTCATGGCCAGTTGGTGATCGGCCTTGAGGGTATTGATGGCGGTGAGCACGGAAGCAGTATCCGCATCAGCGCCCAGACCCAGTGCCTGGGTCAGTTCAACGGGCAATGGCATTTGAGTTTCCTCACGGTTCAGGGCAGGGAGTTGGTGCAAGTTGGGTTCGTTGGTCAAGCCGACACTGGCAATGCTTTGCACCGTACCGGCCTCGTCATAGAGAAATGCGGGGGAATAGAAGGCGTACTCCTTCTTCTCCAGCATCTCGCGCCCTTCGCTGTTCCAGTCAACCATCCCCCACACTTCTCCGTCGATGTTCTGCAGCGCAAGGATCCAGCCGATAGCCGGGGCCTTGTCGCCCTTCGGGCCTTTGAGGTGGGTGGAATGCTCGACGTCAAACGGGCGCTTGCGGGTAAAGGCGGCGACCACGGCGTCGGGGTTGCTGTTGGTCCAGCTGCGGCCATCATTGCCAGCGAACGAGCCAGCCGGGATCAACGGCAGCCAGACTTTCTCGTCACGGACTTCCTGACGGGAAAGGTCAAAGCAAAGGGCTAGTGATGTCTTGCGCATGATCGCTCCGTCACATAACAACCTCCTGCCGGGTGGCGGTTGGTTGGGTGAACAAATGTTTGGACGAATCGATAATGGGCCAGCTGGGGGGCTGGCCTGTAATGACGCTTTTCGCGCTATTGAGAGGGGAAGTTGATGGGGGGGACGCGGTGATGACCGGTCATCACAGGATACAGATGGCGGGTCAGCTTGCCAATGTGATCGGGTCTATCTGGTCGCCGTGGTGACGATCACCGCTGGCGGGTGGATGGTGGCGCAGGCCAAAAACAGCACCTTCGACACCACCACACACCATCTTTAAAACCGATTTAAATCGCCTCAGATTCAAAAGCTGGGTAATTGTTCGTGCGCTGGTAGCCAAAAACGCTCACAGAGGCTTAGAGAGCGTTTGGCGCAATGTTTGCTCCTTGGCTTTCAGGTCGGCTTGCAAGGCCTGCTCTCGGCGCTTGCCGGGGTTGTAATCCCACCCCGGCTCGATCCCTTTCGGCAGGGTCTCGACTTCACCGGTTCGCTTGTTCACCCACTCGCTGGTGCCATCGTTTGGCGCGGCAAACTTGAACCCGCTATTGCCCTGCAGCTTGGCGTATTCGAACTTGCTTATCTGGCGCACCCCGCAATGGCAGCCCCATCCGTTGGGCGGCATATGGGTTTGCCACCATGGATGATCCACCGGCAGGGTAATACCGCGCCAGCTCAGGTGCAGGGCGCGGTGCTCCCGCGCTGGCCCGATGGTATAGGTCAGATAGGGCATGGCCCGCTTGGTGCGCTCGATACGCTGCCACTGGCCAGCGGCGCGGGCGGTGCGCATGTTGGTGCGGTAAATGATCTTTATCCGCCCTTCACTGCCCAGTTGTACCGGCTTGGTTTCGCCGGTCAGCGGGTCGTCAAGCTCCTGCACGCCCCACCATCCCGACTTGACCAGCAGCGGCTTGAGCACGGCAGCGAATTGCTGATAGGTCTGGCCCTGCTCCAGCGCCTGCTCGACCAGGGCCCGCACCTCGACCAGTAGATCGGCGTTGAGCATCTTGGCGACGGTGAAGGCGTTGCTGTGCTCCTCCTTCCACACATCTCGATAATCAAACCCGGGCTGCAGCCCCTTTTTCTTGAACCAGTCGAGCGCCTCTTTTGGCGGAAAGACGGACGCTTTCGGCTCAGGCATCTTGCGCATCCCCCATGCCACGCATCCGGAACAGGTAATCAGCCAGTTGCGGGGTGAACTGCTCGGCGGTCAAGGTCTCTTGCAGCTTGAGCAGGCCATCATTGAACTCTTCAAAGCTCGTGGCCTTGGCCGACAATTCGAGGATCGGGTTCATAAAGTCATCTCCACCAACCTCCACCCAGTCTCCCATGGCCTCTTCGGTCAGCTGCTCGATGGCCTGTTCATTGGGTTGCTGGATCCGGTTGATGGCCAAGCGCTTAGGCTGCTGGCGGTTAAGGGCCAGCGGCTGCGCGGCGGCCACCTCCATCGCGCTGAGCGGCTGCAGCACTGCCTCATCGTCTTTCGGGTCGGCCAGCCCGAACTTGTCACGCACTTCCCTCTCGCTCACCTTCATGCCGCGATCAACCAGAGGCATCAGGCTATCGACCAGCAGCTTGAGGTCTTCCGGCTCAGGCACCCGGATGCAGACGCGGGGGTAAGCCTTCTGCACGCCCCAGTTCAGGATGATGAAGGGCTTGACCAGGTACTCGTTGATGGTCGATTCGAGCTGGCGGGCATCCCACTTGGCGATATCCAGCCGCACCTCGTTATGCACGTTGGCCTGCGCCATACTGCTGCCGTTCTCTGTGGTCATGGTCTGACCGAGCACCAGCTTGCTGATCTCTTCGTTGCACCAGCGCACCATGCTTTCGAACAGGGTATCTCCGCCGTTGCCCTTCGCGGTCTCTACCAGCTCGACCATCATGCTATCCGGGATGATAGCCCCGGCATCGCTGGCGATGGTGGCGATGGCGTTCTTGAGGGTGGCAATCTGCTCTGGGGTGGCGTTGGGCCCGTACTTACCAACCCGAATGGGGATTCCGAACACTTCGGCAAATGCCCACCAGTCGCGCACCGTAAAACTCTTGAGCATATAGAGCACGGCACATTGGCGAGTCAGACCGTTGCGCCAGACGTTACCTGACTTGGAGCGCGGCAGATGCGTGATGAATTTATAGGGCTGCAATGGCTTGCCCTGGGGCGCATCGTCGCTGATAAGCAGGATCTCGCTCAGGGTATCGGTATCCATCCGCAGATAGCGGGGGTCAACCCATTTGTAATCTTGCGGAACCCATGGGGTGACGGTGGTATCCCACAGGATCTGACAAACCCCCATGCCCTTGCCAAGGCCATCGAGCAGGTCGAAGAACAGCTCGGGTATCTGGTCGCTCTCCATCAACTTGCGCACTTCATCGGCCAGCCGCACATCCGCAGCGTCATCACTGGCGGCCTCGACACTGGGTGGTAGCGCTGCCACCGCCAGCTTGCGGGTGCGCAGCACGGAAGCGTAATGGGGATCGCGCTCTTCGATCTCCTCGGCCAGCGTCATGTAATCCTGCGGGTTGTTGCCATCCACCACTGATCGCAGCAGGCCAGCCAGCCGCTGCGGGGTGATGGTGCTGGCCACGCTGTTGGGGCGCGGATTGCGCACGCTGGTCGTGTGGGCCAGCGCGATATCTTCGCTCAGTTGCGGCTTGTCGGGTTTGATGGGGTTGCCCCGGCTATCGAGAATGTTGGTCACAGTAATCCGCCTCCGCTACGCAGGCCACGGGTCATGTTCATTTGCCGCTGGCTGTCGTTGTCTTTTGCTGGCGCACCCACCTTGGCGATGCGGTGCAGTTCGTAAATTTGGTTTTCGGCACGGCTGGCCAGATAGGCCAAGAAGATGGCTACCGCCGAGTCGCCGTGGCGCTTGTTGCCATCAGACCCTTGCGTGCGGCTGTCGTCGATGCCTGGGGTGCCACGGTAGATCTGGATTTGCCCCAGATCGGTGATGATGTCTTCGTGGCGCGGCAGCTCCAGCTCGTCATCTTCAAACGCCGCTTTGAAGCGCGGCATATTTTCGCGGTAGAAGCCGACCGACAGCATCACTTGCACCACCTCTTGGCCGTAGCGATAGGCGGCCTGTTCTGCCAGATACTGGCCGTTGCCACGGGCATCGAGCCAGATACCATCGCGGCGCGGCAGGCGATCGCAGATGAAATAGAGCGCCTGTTCCTGCTGCTTGAACGGGGTGTTTTTCAGCTCAATGGTGAACGGCACCCGGCGGCGGGTATCCGGCAGCACCTCAATGGGGGCGAATACCGTCAGGTCACCAGAACGGGCGAAGTCTTCGCCCAGGGCATGGCGATGGCTGCGATCCAGCTTAATCAGCTCTGGGAATACTTCGGCCTCCAGCCATTCCTGCATCTCTGCATTGCGCTCCGATTCGCTGGAGCCGTTGAAGGCGGCCGAGCCGGTAAAGCGCAGCACAGGGCCATCGACCCGGCAGGCCCGTTCGCGCAGGCCACGGGGCAGATAGGCACCGCCGCCGCTCTTTGGCTCGCAGTAATACTCCTCCCGCGCATCCTCTTCGGTGGCGGTGTCGCGCAGCAGGTTGCGCAGCCACTCGTCCTGCAGCTGCTGGGTCCATGGCTTCTTGGTTACCTGACAGATACGGCGATAAAGCCCTTCATTGATGGCCGTCTCGATATCGATGCGATGCACGCTGAACCGCTTCTTGCCTGCTCGGCTGTCCAAAATCAGGGTATTGAACAGGTTCTCGATACCGTTATGGGTCGAGATGATGCGCACCTTGCTGCCCCACATTGTCAGCGCCAGAGCTGCCTTGAGGATGGCGGCAAGGTCTTTGTGGAAGGCACCTTCATCGATCACCACGTTGCCCTGCATACCCCGCAAGTTGCTGGGGTTCGAGCTGAGCGCCTTGATTTTGAAGCCGCTGGCGAAGTTGATGACATAGACCAGGATGTCTTTGTCTTCGTCGGCCAGCGCCTCTTCGCTCACCTCGCTGGCGGCGCAGTTGTAGGCGCGGGCCCACATGGCGCAGGCGTCGATAAACTCGCGCGCCATGTCCTTGGTGGTACCGACATAGAAGGTATCGCCGCCACCGGCTGCCGCCGACATGGAGCCGGTCAGGGCAGCATCGGCAGCCTCTGCCCAGGTAAGGCCGGTTCGGCGCGACTTCTCGGCGATCTTGAGCGGTGAGGTATCCGCTATCCAGCGCTTCTGATAGGGCAGCAGCACTTCGTCAGGATTGAACTGGCCGCCGATAATGGCGGCCGCTGACTGGTTGCGAAGCTGGTTTTCTGCGGCGGTCAGGTGGTTCATCACGCAATCCCCAAGATCTGCTGTTTAATCTGGGCGGCGGTCTCGGCTGTCAGCCCTGCCTGCTTCACGATCTTCTCGGCGGCATTGGCGGCCTCGGCGGCGAACGCGGCGCGGATCTCCTTCTCTACCTTGTGGCTGGTCATGGCGGCTTGCTCCACCCGCTGGATAACCAGCGCCAGCTGGCCCAGCGATTTCGGGTCAATCATCTTGCCCTCTTCGCCGTCGCTTGCGTCCATCATTTTCATGGAGGTTTCAAACGCCATGGTGCGCACGAATTCCTGCAGCAACTTGCCCACTTCAGAGGTGGGGGCCTGCCCGAGCTTTGACGTCCAGACGGCGGCCACTTCGCGGGCCTGTTCCATACGGCTGCCCGCTTCTGCCATCCGCTTGGAGAAACGGTTAAGGCCGGTGCGGCTTATCTGCTCTTCCGGCGGCAGGCCGGATTCCACGATCAGCTTGTTCACTTCGGCCAGAATGTCCTTCTGTGACATGGAGCCAGATCGCAGCATCGCGGCCAGCTGGCTGCGGATGTCGTCCGGCAGCTGCTGGATCTTGCTCTTGGTGTTCTTCTTGGGGGCCATGATTACTCCAGCAGCTTGTCAATCAGCGGGGCGGTGCTGCCCCACAGTGCAGAGACGGGATCTCCGAGCATGACCAGCGCCAGCAGATAGCCGGTCACCATCATGGCGGCGATATCCAGCAGGCGGCTTTTCACTTGCCACCTGCCAGCTGGCTGTCAGGAATGCATGACAATCCACCGAGCTGGTACCCGAAATAAACCCAGCAGGTAACCTGTCTCTGGTCGTCATGCCAGACCCCGATAGAAATATCATTACCTATCGTTTCCACCTGCTGTTCTTTAGGCTGCTCGCTGCCTGACTGTGCATGCTCAATGCAGCCACCCAGCAGGGCGCAGCAGAGCAGGATGATGGCTTGTTTCATGGTGATTACTCCGGACGCGGTTTCTTGACACCCGGCACGGTGGCGTCACCTTTGGCGACATCGAAGCCACGGCTGGTCAGTTTGGCGATCAGGTACTCGCCCATGGTGCGGGTGGTGACCAGGTTCTGCTCTTCCAGCCAGCAGATCTGGGTGCGAACCGCGTCGCGGCTGATACGGTGTCCCCAGTTTTCAAGCACCGTATCCAGAATCGAATCGTTGGTCTCGTAGCCGTTCTGGTCTTTCAACTCTTTCAGGATGATCAGACGCTGGTCTTCTAGCACGAACTCTTTACTACTCATACAACCCCCGTTTATTTGTCGTTTAAACGCTGCTCAAGCAGCAATTGCGCAATGTGATTTACCGGATGGAGGGCTTCACGCAGAGCCTTGATATCCCCGCGCATCTCGGCCATATCGAGCCGCAGGGCATTCAATTCTTCCTGAGTTGGCATCGCGTCCAACTTCTCTTCAACATTGGCGAGGCGGGTGCTGTGATCAGCCATGGTATTTTCCACCTTCTTCAACTCCTCACGGCGGACGAACGTCTTGCTCAGCCACAGCATGGCTACGGTGGCAAGCACCGCGACTGCCGTGGTGATAACGCCCCACCAACGAGGGATCCAGTCAAACTCCATAGCGATGTCTCCCCGCTCTCTCTACACGGCATTGGCACGGCACGCAGCGCACTGCATCCGGCTCGGCCTGCAGTCGCTCGGCGGCGATCTGCTCTCCACACGTCAGGCAAAAGCGATTCCCGTGCTCGTCCTGATCCGGCTGTTCCTTGCGATGGCGCCTGGCATTGGTGATGGCGCGCTCGCGGAACTCCTGTTCTTGTTGTTGTGCCCGGTCGAAAAGGTCGGTCATTTGGCCCTCGTCAGTAGTTTGGAGACGGCGCCGGTGACTACGGACTGCACCTTCTGGCCAGAGGATTTGGGATGCGGGGCGAAGCCGTCCAGGGTGCGCAGGCCCATATAGGCCCAAGCGGGGGATGACAGCATGGCGATCATCGAGATATCCGCCCCGTCACCGTAACCGGCCACGCGCAGCCCTTCGAACGCCAGCACATAGAGCGCGGTGGCATACCAGCTCTGGCGCGCCATCAACGGGCGGGTGTTGCGCACATAGGTGTCGGTGGCGCCATCCCCTTCGCGGATGGTCTGCTGGGTGGCGGCCTGCTCGGCCTGCTGGTCGGCCAGCTCCAGCTCGCGGCGGCGGGTTTGCTCCTTCTCCAACTCCAGCTTGAGCTTTTCAAGCTCGGCACGTTGTTCCGGGCTGTAAATGCCGCCAAGCTGCCGCTCGATAGCAGCCTGCTGCTGTTCTGCTGTCATGCCGACGCCGGATACCTGCTCGACAATATCGGCGACCTTGTTCGCGGTTTTGCTGCCACCAAACAGGCTGGCAATGCCCCGGATCATGGCGGGGCCCTGCTGCACCGCCAGCGCGGCCAGTGCGGGGATTAACGGGAGTGGCATGGTGGTTCATCCTTCTTGAAAAGCGCACGCAGTCTGGCGCAGTGCTCTGCGGCCTTGCCGTTGCAGGTGGTGAGGATATTGAAGCGGTGACAGTTGCGGGCGTCGTAGATCTCGGATGGCGTCACGGAACACCACCCTTTTTTGAACTGGCTTTGCATGGTGCCGTCACGGCTATGGAGCGGCACGCGGCGATCGACATCGCACTCGGCGATGCCCTGTTCGGCCGCCTCGCGTTCGCGTTTCAGCCGCTGCTCGCGGCCATGGTTAAAACTCCACTCCCAGTTGCGGCCCATATCAGCCCCCGTACACGCTGGCCCAGCGGCCGGTGCGCATCTGTTCGGCGTGGCGCTGGGCGCGCTTGGGCGTCTGCTTGGCCCAGCGGCTATCGAGCATGCCGGCAGCGGCTTTGTCCCAGTTGCCACGGGCCACGGCGGCAAGGGTGTTCTTGAAGTTGCCAAGCCCCTTCACACCAAGCTGATAGGCCATGGAGTAGAGCACGGCAGTACGGGCGGGAGATGTGGCGCAGGTATCGAGCGCATCGGCCAGATGCGGGATGGTGCGCATCTCGCGTTCCATCTTCGCCAGATATTCATCCAGCCACGCTTCGCCAGCGGCCAGCGGCAAGGTGAATTGATAGAGCTTTATATCCGCGCCTTGGGGGCCGATGCGAAATCCAAATCCTACAGTGGGATAACCTTCGGTGCAGAGATAGGGTTTTTCGCGCCAACCCTCTTCGTATTTGATAAGCGCATAAATGGACATGACACACCTGAGAAATAATGAATTTCGTTGAGTGTGCTTTTTATATGCTCGGGTGGTGTATTGACGGATATCGTATAAAGCGCAGACAAAATAAAAGCGGCCAGTTGGCCGCCTCTATTTGCTATCGAATTGTCGTTTAATATGCCCGACCATTACGCCGTCCATTTCCATCAGCAACCGGATCCAGTCCGGTGAACATATCCGGCTGCACTTTTCGCAATTCGCTGCGGCGCATCCGTGCCAGCACAAATTGAATTTCCCGCACCGATACCCCGAATTTGCGTGACAGTTCAAACTGATTCTTGCCGTTGAACTCTTTCCAGATCTGGATGGAGCGCAGCACGGTGGTCAGGGTCTTGCCGTTCGGCACGTAGAAGGGGGCCCCGCCAAAGGTGCGGCAGAACTCGGAGAGCATGACGAACGACAGCATGGGCGAATCGCGGTGCGCTGCGACCACATGCTCGATGGTGTCGAACATGGCGCGCAGCTGCTCGCTCCATCCCGGGGCGGTGTCATCACTCAGCATGCGGTAGGTTTCCGGATCGATGGCATTCAGGTCAACCCCTACGCCAAACAGATCAACAGTGCTCAGGTCGGTCTCGTCTTTCATATGGCCCCCAAACGGCGTGCGAACGGCAGATAAAGCAACACCCGGACTAAGCCGGGTGTTTATATGATAACGCAGTGGATCTGGGCGCCCAATTCATGGGCTAGAAGGTAGCAAGGTAATATCCATCCATCTTCTGCTTGATGCCACACCAGTCCAAGCTGGCCTGCTTTGCGTTGATGATCAGCTCGTTCTTTCCATCATCGCGCAGGTAAAAGTGGTGGGTTTCTCCACGACGGTCAACCGCCTTGAAGTAGTAATCGCTTTGCCATCCAAGCTTCTCGTTTCGCCATACAAGAAGCTCGCCTTGCTCATGAATGACAACTACATCCGTGGCTTTCACAATGGCAGGGCACAGCTTGGCCAATTGGCCAAACCCTGCTTGGACGGCTGAAGTGCGGTCAACACCATCCTTTTCTCCTTGCAGACTAATGCTTACCTGCTGCTTTTCATCTGCAGCTAGATAGGCAACGCCACTACCTACCAGCGCAATTACACCCAACACGGCAATACCGAATCCGCTTATCTTTGCCATCTCAATTCTCCTTTTGCTGTAGTTCGCTGATTGTCTTGCTGCCATCGATCACCATTATCTGCGCTGGCCGCCAGCCCGGGTTTTCATAGGCTTCTCGGATCAGGTCGTAACCCGGCATCGCATCAATCTGGTGGCCGCGTGAGGCGGGGACGATATCCCCGCGCTCGATAATGGCGGCGGTCATCAGGCGGATATGCCACTTCTTCAACGCTTCCAGCACCCGCTCGGCCTGCGCTGATGTTAACCATTCTGCCCGATTGACGCCAATCCCGCCGTTGGCATTGGCCGTCATGCGGCGGATAAAGCTGCCCAGCGCGTCCTCTGAACCATCCTGCAGCAGGCCATCATTGCTCATGGTGATCCAGATGGCGCGCACCTTGCGCACCTCCGGCGCCTGCACTTTGGCAGAGCTTGGCGGGGAGCGGCGACCGTTTACCTGAGCGCCCCCTTTGACTTTGAATCCCAGCCCCTTCATGGCGGTAATGACCGCTTCGAGCTTAGCGGCGCTTAAACCCTTGGCCGAGCGGGCACCGGTCACGGATTCCAGCAATGCGCGGTAATCCTCCTCATCCAGCCCCAGTTCGCGGCGGCCGACCTGCACAATCTTGAGCAGACGCAGGGCATCAGGCTGCATGGCGGCCCCCGTTCATCTGGCAGATGTTGACGAACTGGGCGAGGTGGTCAGGGTCAACCTTGGACAGCGGGATATAGCTCAGTGTCATTTTCTTCTGGCTTACCTTTCCTGAACTCGGATGCTCACTGAATATGCGGCTTTCATGCGGCACAGGGAACCCTGCGTTTTTGCAGTCTGCAATCAGTTCACGCAGTTGGCTGCGGCGAGAAGTCGCACGAAACTTGCCGTCATTGCCATAAATCTCAACGGTCAGCGCATCGATATGATGATTGCCTCTTGGATTTTCCAGCAGCTTGTTCAGCTGGTGATAGCGGCGGATCTTGAGCAGAGTGATGGGGCTGGCCACCTCTATTTCACCCCGGGCTCGCAGCTCTGCCAGCGCGCCAGAAACATACTGGCTGTTGTAACCCAGCACATCGGCCAGCTCGCCGCCGGTCATATGGTTCCAGAGCGGAACGGCCAACACCTCTTTTTTCATTCGCGCCAATCTTGATTCAGTCATTTTGCAGCGAGATTTAATGTTCATCGTCTTCTTCCTCGTCGTCTTTGCTGACGGTCACAATCACTTTATTGGTCTTTGGTGGCTGGCCTTCGCGCCAGCGCGGTACCGTTTTGTCTAGCCAGGCCATGGCGACGCCATCGGCCTGTTTCTCCCGTTCACGCAGCGTCTTTTCGTCCATATCCTTGCGGGCGCGGGTGGCGTAACACGGCATATTGGCTTTGACGTAATTCACCATCTTGCGCTGGTAGCGGGTCAGTGCCATGGCGGTATTTCCTCTTTCGCTCGGCATTGCCTTCTGATTCGCAGGCCTTGCAGTAGTGCTGCAGGCCGTCTGGCGCGTTGGGATGGTTGCGCACAGACCAGAAGGCGGTGTCTTGGGGCCAGTAGTCGTTGCATCCGGTGCAGAACTTCTCCAGCCCCATATCGGGGTCGATGCGGGCTTTGCCGCTCTCCAGCCGCTTTTGCAGCAGCCCCGCTTTCATCAGTGGCGTGTATTCACCGTGCATACGGCCCCCTTGCCATCCATCAGCTGCAGGCGATCTGCCTCCAGCTCTGCCAGCAGCTGCTCAGCTTCACGCAGGGCATCACCGGCAATATCGTGGGCGCGGTACTTTCTGGCGCCCCGCGCCAGGGCGATAAAGCGGCGCTGCAGCACCACTTTTTCTTTCCAGTTCATCGCTATGGCCATCTCGCCATAGAGCCGGTTTAACAGGTTGTTCAGCACATTTCTGGTCATAGCGTCCTCGCTTATCGTGAGTGGGTTATGACCGGGCCCGGTCGGCTGCTCATCAGTGCCCAACCACCACGCTGGGCAGACCATACCGGGCAACCCCGGCATGGTTTCGCTTAGTTGAAAATTCGCTTGATGATGTTGATAAAACCGCCTTTGCGCTGATTGGCGCTCCGCTTTCGGCCATCGGCTGCAAAAGAAGGGATGATCCACACGGCATTCTCCAGCTCGATCACCACGTTGTGGCGCTCTGCGGCTGTCATGCCAACCATGTCACCGCACTCCAGCGCGCTATGCAGGCCATGCATAAATCCCATCAAGAAACTCAACTCTGACTCGGTGTGCTTTGAGATCTCTTCACCTGACAGCAGGGCATTAATCTTGTTGACATGGATAGCAATCTGGCGGCTCATCTTCTCGGCTGCTGTTTGCATACGTGCTCCTATGCGTTCTTGACGAAGTGGACGGCGCCGACAATCAGCACGGCCCAGACCAATCCCCACACCACGGCGAGGATGCGAAAGGTGCGGCGGCTGATTTTCATGCGGCCACCTCTTTCAGTTCGCTGACCAGCTCCAGCCCTTCAATCTTCTTGAACTGGCGCACCAGCGCGGTGCTGCTGCCGAAGTAGGGAAACAGGTAGGTGTGGCCTGCTTTCTCCGGGTTATCACCCCAGATCTCCTTGGCTTCTTTCGCACCCCACTTACGTTTGAACTTGGCCTGTTCCTCCAACGCTTTCTTGGTGTAACGGGCTCTGAACTTGTGGAAGTAAACCTGCTTTACCACCTTGTTCATGAACTCGTCTGACGGGTCGATATCGCTTAGCTCTTTGCACCAGATGCCTTTCATAAACCCATCGATATACACACCAAGGCAGGTTGTGCTTTCGCTCTTGTGCTCGCGGGTCACATAGACTTCATGCCCATGCAGTCTGAACAGCATCGATACCCAGCCCTTTTTCAGCTCGGCCGCGATGGCCTGCCATTGCTCTTTGCTGATAGCCATCACGCTGCCCTCTTGCCATAGCGGTGGATAAAGGTCACGCAGAGCGACGCGCGAAGGCGGGCATAATCCACGTTGAGCCTGTTCTTGGCGACCTTGGCGGCGGCCTTCCACATCTCCAGCGCGGCGGCGTAACGCTCCTCACGCTCCAGATCTGCTGCCTGAGTGGCCAGCGCCAGATATCCGTTTGGATTGCGGGCGATCTCGTCGCCCTTCAACACTGCATTAGCCATGGTGTAACTCCTGTTCAAATCGGGTTTGCTTGTCGTATACGGTGACGATGGAGCCGTTCTTCAAGATGAAATAGGCATCGTCACATTCGAGGATCCGGCGCGGGCTCCATCCCGCCTCGCGCTGCCGGATCCGCCGCAGCTGGCGTTTGCTTGGGCGCCAAGCCCGTGACAGGGCGCCCAGCATCTCCAGTTCGCTGCGGCCGGTACGTTGCACCCAGCGCTCGAAGGCGTGGCGGGTGACGTACAGCGGGCCATAGCGGGTTTCAAACTCCATCTTGTTGCTGGCCAAACATCTCTTGATAGGTTTCATGACCCATCACCGGCCCGCAGTCAGGGCAGCCACGGCAGGTTGGCCCCATGGTCTTGCACTCGCTGGCTTTCACCAGACGGTTTGCTTCCGCCACGATCTCCGGGTACTCCTCCGGATTGAGGGGAGCTGCTGACGAGATCCAGCCAGCCACCCACTGCAGGGCATCCCGAACGCCCTGTTCATAGGTGCCATCTTCAAAGTCGGTACCGACTGTTTCGCTGCGTTCTGCCAGCAGAATTGACATCAGCAGCTGCTGCTTGAACTGGTCGCGGTCGATATCACACACGTCATGTTTGAGTGCATCTGCAGCCTGCTTGGCTGTGGCGGTGATGGACTCGGTAGTCCATCCCTCCATGCCGTTCTTGTCTTCCCACACAACCTCGAACTCGTCTGATTCGATGTCGTTGCTGGCGGTACTGGCGATCACTTCCAGCAGATAGATCAGGTTCTCGTTTTTCATGTCAGGCCTCACAGCTTCGACCAGTCGATGACGATGGCCTTGTAGGCCCCTGTGCCGGTCTTCTCGTAGAACCGGATGTACTCGGCTTTGCCGACCACGGTGATGGCGTCGGCGATGGCCTGCATGGCCTCCTTCCATTCGGCATCCTGAATGTCCAGCTTGCGCAGGGATAGCACCTGATTGACGTCAACATGGCCTCCCTTGTTGACGCGGAAGGCGTGATCCACCAGGGCGCGGATCTCGTTGCTGCTGCCCTCGCTCCAGCGGCCGATGCAGCCGTCGATCAGGGTCTTGGCGGTCTGCAGGCGCTCGTCAAACTTGCGGTGCTCGCCGATGGCCCGCACCACCTGAAAGCGGCCATCAAAGCTGGTCAGGGTGACGTTGCCCTTGGTGCCGCCGTACTGCACGCCGTACTCGGCGGCAGACAGGTCCATAAAGGCTTCAATCTCCTGGGCGATGCTGGCCTTGCGGGCCAGCAGGCGCAGTTTTTCCTCTTTGGCCTCGGTGCATAGGCGGGTAGTCAGGTCATCGCGCAGCAGGTCCACAGCAGGGATCAGGGACTCCGGCACGAAGTGGCCAAGGGCGTTTTTGCGCATTTTGTCGGTTTGGTTGGTCATGTTGTTGCTCCTGTTAAGCGGGGAAACCGGCTGCACGGTGGTGCAGGTATTCAACGGCGGTCATGTTGCCGGTCAGCTCGAAGTCGTCTCGGCTCGGTTCTTCATGCCAGTGGATGATGCAACCTCCCAGGCGAGCGGCGTAGGCGCGGCGGCGCAGACCATTGACCTGTTCGTTTAGCTCAATGGCATCCTTTTTCAGCTCGTCAGTGGGGTAAGCGATCTCGATGATTGGACGCTGATGGATCGATTTGATGGCCAGAATCTGACAACCGAGCTTGCGCAAATTACGGGCAATGCGATGCGACTTGGTCCAAATGCTTGGGGTCTTGATGTTCATGCTTGCTCTCCTTGTGAATCACTGTTCAGCGGCGCCCAGCTTAGGTGCAGGCGGTCTTCGTCATAGCTCTGTGCCCAGCCTTTCTCGTCTTGCATCACCACTTCGCCATCGCTCTGCTCCACCACGCGGCCCTTGCGACCGCTGAGCAGGTTGATGTGCGTCCATGGCGCGGTCTTGACGCCGTAGAAGCTGGTTTGTTCCTTTGGTGCGTTCATCAGTCCGACTCCTTCCAACTGAGGATGTTTTCAATTCGGCGAAGCTCGTCCTGCCTCTTCTCCACTCCCAGCTCGCAGCGCATAACCTTGGCATTGTGAAGACCTGTTTCGACTGGTGTGCGCAGGTCGTGGATCAGGTCTTTTGCCATGCTGAATTGCGCTTGAAACACGGCGAGGCGCTCTTGAAAGTGGCGAACCTGCTTTTCAAGATCCGCTGCATAAGCACTGATTCCGGTTGCGCTCCAACCACCATCAAGCGCCTCTTGAGGCAGACCTGCGCAGGCATTCACGCAGGCAACGATGCGGCTGGCATCTGCAAATACTGTTTCATCGTCTTCGCTCCCTACCTCAGCGATGTGAAATGACGTCACCGCTGATGAAATGAAGACATCTCCACTTGCATCCTGATGAACGGCCCACGGTTCTGGTGTGTGTTTACCCATGACTCACTCCCCCTCCAGCTCGTTAAACGCATACCGCAGTACCTGCTCGGTCAGCGGCTCGCCGCCAGAGCAGGCCACGGCCAACTTCAAGTTCTTGCTGACCAGACGCAGGGCGCCGGGACGTTCGCTGATCTGCACCAGCAGGCTGCGCTCGGCGTCGCCGTCGATATTCCAGGCGCTGGCGACGGCCATCACGTCAGCGCGCTTAGCCTTGGTCAGGGCGCGCTTCTTGGCGACGCGGGAGTAAAGGCGGGCGAAATCTTCGCTGCGCTGGCCGCCAGTCAGCTGGGTGTAAACGCGGGAGTTGCCGACCAGCACCATGCCGATCCCCACTTCCTCAACCAGAATCCGCAGCTCTTCGAGGGTGGGGCGGTCGAGGTGATCCGCTTCATCCACCACAATCAGCCCTTTGGTGTTGAGCAGGCGGCGGCGCAGGGCGCGGGCCAGCGGGCCACGCAGGCGCGGGGCGTTCTCCATCCCCAGCTCCATGGCCAGCTCATACATGCATTCGGTCATGGTGCTGCGACTTGGGGAGGTGGTGATCACCCACACGTTGTTGTTGGTGCGCTGGAACTCGCGCAGGGCGGTGGTTTTGCCCACGCCAGAGATACCGTGGATGATGACGATGCTCTCTGTCGCCAACGCGTAGTTCATATCCGCGATGATCTGTTTGGCGGTCTCGGTCATCACAAAGCCGGGATCGCGTGGTGCATCGGCGCGCTGGTCGCGGGCGGTCAGCCAGTTGGCCAGCTTTTGCATCATCGGCGCCGGGTCGGCCTTGTAGTTGCCGTTCAGCAGCTGGTTGACGGTGGATGGGCTGACGCCGATCTCTTTGGCGATCTGCGCCTGGGTGACGATGCTCTGTTCCAGCAGTGCCTTGATGCGGGTGATGGCATCGGTATTGCCGGTTTGGTCGAGTGCGACTACATTGGTCATTGAATTACTCCTTTCAGGCGGCCCGTATGGCCGCTTTTTTTGTGGTTTAAATGCCGGTTAAATCCGGTTTTTCTGTTTTGCAGCCATGGCTGCGGCGGCCTGTTGAAAACGGGCTTCCATGATGTCTGCGGTAATTTCGCTGCGCGGTGTGGCGACCGGCTGGGCCATCGGCTGGACAGCAAGCGCGGCATTGCCGATGGAAGCTGGGCGCACCATCTCGACCACTTTGGCCTCTGGCGCCTCTTCGTCGCTGATACTGGGCAGCAGCGCGGCGGCCTCCATTGCCGACATGCCTTTCTGAGCCAGTGCGGCGGCCTTGTTGGCCTTGACGAACTGGGTGCGCTTGCGGGTGTGCTCGCGGGCCTCTTGGGTATTGCCGAAGGCAACTTTCTCTTGGCATGCCGCTTCGCAGATATGCAGGCCGTTGAGGGTGGTGACGATCACCGCGTCATGCAGACGCTGCGGGTCGAACCGTGCCACTACCTTCTGGCCCTGATAGGCGGCCAGCTCTTCGTGGTAATAACGGTTGCTGCGGTTGCGGATGGTGCCGCCAGATTCAAGCTTGATGGTGCCGTACTTGCTGACGCGGCAGGCTTCTGACTGCAGCATCATCATGGTCAGCTGCTCGCTGGTTGCCTTGCGCACGGTGGCCTGCATATAGCTCTGCTCGAATGCCTGGTCGAAGCTCATGACGCCGTGGCAGGCCTCGGTATTTCTGCCAAGCTTGCCGTTGTAATGGGCAACACCTTCGGCAACCACGCGCAGAAACTCTTCGGCATCTACCGCCCGTTCACCATAATTCTCTGGCTTGGCCATCGGGTTGGGGCCGGTGTAGCAGCCAGCCAATGCCGGATGCTTGTCGATGATTTCATCCAGACCGCCCACGCCGAAGGCGCGCTCGATCGGCTTGGCCTGACCGTGGCCCTTGCCCAGCAGGACGCTGGACCAGTGCAGCTTGATGCCGAGCATGGGGATCATGCCGAGCGGGTCATCTTCCTTGACTTTGAAGCGGTAGCGATTCGGCACGCCGCCGGTCATCCATTTGTTGGCCGCCGCCCGGGTGTTATCGATGGTGATTTCACGCGGGATGCCGTATTTGCTGCACACATCCATCAGTGACAGGCGGATCGAGTCAGTGTTTTCACTGATATCGGTGCGCCAGCCGATGATTTTGCGGCTGTAGATGTCCTGCCAGAACCATGTTTTCGGGCGCAATATTTCGCCGTTGAACCAGCGCACGAAGACGTTGTGCAGGTAGCCATCGCCATTAATCCAGCTCATGGCATCCAGCCCTTCGATGGTGCGTTCCTGTGGCGGGTAGAGCTGCATCATGGCGTGCTCGCCTTCGCGCAGCATGACCTGCTGGGCGTGCGGTACTTCCAGATCCATGCGGCGCATCAGGCTGTTGAGGCTCGGCACCACCCAGTTCTGATCGCGGGCGGCCAGTTTCAGGCGCTCGTAACAGCTGGCGGCGTTCGGGCGCTCGTTGCGCAGGTAGTCGGCTTTGAAGAACTCCCACGCCTGCTCGCTCACCTTTGCCAGCTTGCCGGCGCGGTTTTCGAGCGCGGACTGCTGCTGTTTTGGCACCAGCACGGCCAGCCAGTCGCTATCGTCAAAGCCTTTCACAGCTGAGCAGTGGCGGCGCAGGGTAGGCAAGGCGATCCCGAACTCGTCAGAGATATGCTGATAGGCCTGCATCAGGGTGCTGCCGCTGGCAACCAGGGCATGGACGGCCTGCACGGCCTTGACCCGTTCCTTGGCGGTGGCGTGCGCCTTGTCGTTGGCCTTCTTCCAGTTGGCCCACAGCTGCTCTTTGCAGTAGCGCGGGGCCTTTGGCTTGGGCAGATCCAGCGTCATGCCGCCGACCTTGACCTTGCCAGACTTGCGCAGCAGGGCGGCTTGGACGGTGGGGGGAAGGCTGGATACAGCGAACTCCAGCGCCTTGCCTCTTACGCCTTCTTTACGGCGGCTGACCCAGCCTTCACGCTTTGCCATCTTGTGAACGCCCATCACGGATGATGGAAGCCCGGCAAGGCCTACTACGTCGTTAATTGAGAACCATTCCATGACAGCCTCCGTCAGACCGCTTCTTGCATTTCTGGGTAACGGGACGGCCAAATATCAGCAGGCTTGGCATCCAGAGCTTCAGCAATGATCCGCTCGCCTTTCGGCCAAGGGCGGGAAAACGCGTTGTAAAGGGTTCCGCTATCAAGCCCGTTCTCACGGGACAGGCGAGCCATGTTGGTCCCCTTCTTTTTCAGCGCCGAAATCACATCAGCCCTATGCCAATCTTTATTTTCCATTTCATTAACCTCACTTCTGGCTTAGGATTCTTACCGGTTCTGATAACCGTTTCTGATTACCAGTTTATTGATAAACTAATCTGCCGCAAGTGGTTTATATCTAAAATCATCAAGAAGCACGACAAGGTATTGATTTGTATAGAAATAAACTTTCATCAGTTTATATAAACTGAGTTTATATAAGGAGAGTTTGTGATAAACCAATGGATGTCAGCAAAAGAGATCGCGGAACTCCCTGGAATGCCCAGCACGATCCAGGGCGTACACAAGAAGGCGAAGCGGGATGGGTGGCAGCAACGCAAGCAGACAGGGGTTAAGGGCCCTGGCGTGGAGTACCTTGTAGAGGTAAGCAGGGAGCAGCCAGAAACGCCTGCTGAAACCCTATCGTCCGTTGTTACTGGACCTGCTACAGGCCTTGCGGCCAGCAGTTCACCGGGAATGGTAGGCCTTCCATTTTTTGGAGGAGCGGCAGCTGCAGCTTGTACAGTTGGTTATTTGGGAGGGATTTTTGAAGATGAACCAAATGTTTCAGAAAAATCATCATCTTACAAATCAATGCAGCATGATGAATCAGTCAATATTCGCTTTTTTATAGAGGAGCCTGAACGCTTCTTTAGCGATGTTGGTGGAACCCTGCCAGTATCTCCCAAGTGGTTGAAATACAGAGGATTTAATTCTAGCGATCTGGCATTTTATGTGCAGAGTGGTGACAGCATGGCGCAGCGGATAAAGCACCGCGATATAGTCATCATCAACAGCCGCGATAATCGATTGTCTGATGGCTACCTGATGGCCGTTGAGGTCGATGGAGCAACGCTTATCCGCAATGTGCAGAAGATTCCTGGCGGCTGGCGCTTGAACTGTGAGAACCCGCGCTATGAGCCGATCACCCTGAGTGGCGACGCTGAATCACAGTGCAAGGTCATCGGCCGAGTTGTGCGCATCATCAACGAAACGTGA